AGCTGTCACTAGCTTGATTCTGGGGCATCTGCGCAAAATCGAATCGCAGTCATAAGATTGGAAGGCAGCGGCTCTACCATTGAGCTACAAACGCAGAAAAGCCCCGGCCAGTTAAGGTGCGGGGCTTTCAATAATTGCCTATTTATGAAGAGATTCGCAGGCCCAGAGCTATCTGCAAAGTGGCCTGCTTGTTGTGAATCTACTCAAGAATCGGAAATTTAGGGCGAACGATCCCATCAACTGATTCCGGCTTGACGTAGGCCGGTGCCGTGCTTTCGCCCAAATTATGCGCGCAGAAAGGTTTCCCAATGTTCGAGCAGTAGGGCAACTATATACTGTGTTTACAAACAGTTCAAGCATTTTTTCACCAAATTAAAAATCCATCTGTTGGCGCAACTTGCGCATAGCAACACCGGCTGCATGGAACGCATAGCCGTCCAGTTCGCTCACCATGTCCTCGATATAATCGCGCTCGCGGTGATCGCACACAACGCCCTTCTTCGCCGATCCGCCGCACACCTTGCAGGCGATATCGGAAATCTGTTTGCCGGAACGATAGGCCTCAACACCGCGACCGCCGCATGGCTCGCATAGATCATTCAGCCAATGCTTTAATGAGATTTCAGCAACCTTTGCAGCGCTGATATGACTTGGCCAAGTGCGCAACGCAGCCTTCTTCGTCACGATATCCCTCCACTTGCCAAGTAATGCGGCGTAGCTCGTCGCGTCATTGGCGTATTTGACGCGGTAAAACAGCGAGCCCACATCGCTTGAGAGCGCCACGGCCGCCAGTACATCGGTTCCATGATGAAACTCGTCGTCCTTCAGGTTCGATGAATTTACCGACCGCGTATATTTCTCAATTACATTCATCGCTTGCCCTTTCGCTGTTTCTTCGCTGTCTCACGGCGCTTAATTTCTGATTCAAACTCGACGTGCTTTGCTGGGTCGCCGTACTGATATCGCCTCAACTGACTGGCCTCGTTCATGCGTCGGAACTGGTCTTCGTAACGCGCCAGCTTCGCCATCTCTTGCTGCCAGTTCAAGCAATCACCTTTACCGGCCTTAAGGTGGACGCATCCAACAGTGTGAAATACCCCGTTCCCCGATGCGCAGGCAGCCATGCCCCTGTATCGATGTAGAGAACGTTGCCCAGGCTGGTGAAGAGGCCCAATTTAACGGAAAGGCGCAGCGCATCACCATCATCATCAAGCGGACACCACCAATCTTGGGTGTAGCCTTCACCATGCACGATTGCGCGGTAGGTGTCCTTGCTCCCTTCTCGGTATCGCCCATGGATGCCGATGGCTTTCCCCGCAAGCGTCAGCAGCTCTTGATCGGATAAGCTCATGGCGCCACCGGATCTTGATAGTTGATGAACGCCTTGATCTTCTTCGTCGGCCAGCCGGTTGCTTCATGGATGGCGACGATTACCGGCGCGCTGACCTCGCAATGGCCGTGGCGCATATTGCTGATCACCGCGCGCTGGCAGCCGAGGTGCCGTGCTAGGTCTGAATCGCTCTCCAACTTCAGCGCGTCCTTCACCGTTTCGAATAGTCCTGCTGCACTCATTTCAATCTCCCTTGCTGCCCGGCGAACCGGGCGGCGGCATTCCGATTAGCTTGCTTGTGACGCTTCGCCGGTCACCAATTCCGACCCGTAGCCTGGCAGAGCAACCTGCAAGCGTGCATCCAATACATCCGAATACAACTGCATGTAGTCGGCCTGCTGATCCAAACGAAGTTGCTCTTGTACATCCAGTCCGGCAAAGCGTTCAGTACCGAAGAACGTCCGCAACTTCAGAAGCTTGTCGTCCAGCTCGGCCTTCTCACCGATCACGCGCTGCAGATGAGGCGGCAAGTGGGCAACATGGCCGATGTCAACGTAGGCTGCTTCGAAGACATCCTTCGGGCTCCAACTCTGATAGCCATCCGAGTACTTCACGCCGTAACCTGGCGCACCATCTTTATCTGCCGGCCATGCCGTGACTATCTTTGTTCCGATGTATTCATGAGTCATTGATTTCTCCTTGCTATGGTTGATTTAAACGGCCAGTCGGGCCAGAGAACTGCTGATGTATTCGGCGTTAATTTCACGAACACGGCGTGTCAGTGCGTCGAGGCTTTGCACCACAGGAACGCTCGATGCCGGTTCGTTATCAGTCGCACTAGATGCATTGCCGCCCGAACTCAACACAGGCACCAAACGATTCGCCAGACTCTGAGCGTCTCCGCCCAATTGGGCGATTGCGGAACTTAAATCGTTGATAGCTGTATCAACGATAGATTGCGGTAGTGACGTGCTACCGATGACACCTGATGCACTTCCAGACTGCTGCCGCATAGCGCCTCCAGACACATTTCCTTGATGATTCATTTGCTTCTCCTTGGTTGGCACTGCTTGGTTTATTGCTGCTTCTCAAGCCAGATCGACCGTTCGCCGATCGTCACTTCCCCCATGGTCTGCAATACTTTCCGGATTACGGTATCGCCGCGGCGCAGTTTCTTTTGGAGGTCGACCATTGAGTACCGCTCACCTGGGCGCATCATGTTCACTATCTGACTGGGACGGAGGGCTTCGTTGTCGTTTTGCTTAGTCATATCAGGCTCCATTAGCGGCTTTCCCGCGCTGTGACTCCCAGTTGAAAACGACAAATTTGCCGCCCTCGCGCAGCCGGTCATAACTGCGATCACCGAGAAATGTTTTCATTTCAGATGCCGTCAAGTTGGTCAGCAGAATCACCGGCCGCTGATCTCGGTACCTCTTATCAATGATGTCGAACAGCGTTACCTGCTCGGATTCGGTGCCGTACTGCACGCCGATTTCGTCCAAGATCAAGAGATCAACACTGGCCAGCGCGCGCAAAACCTGCGATTCGGATTTATCTGAGTTGCGGCGCCAGGTATCTCGCACCATGCGGACGGCATCGATGGCACTGGTGTACATGGCCGTGTACGTCGGCATGATGGCTGAGGCGATGGCCAGGGCCAGATGGCTCTTGCCGGTGCCAATCTTGCCCAAGAACACAAGTGCAGTCCCAGCCTTGGCATGAGCATCGAAGTTGCGCGCAAACTCCATGGCGACTGATCGTGCGCGCTCCATCTCGTCGGTATCGGTCCTGAAGGATGCAAAATCCTTGTTTCGAAACCGAAGCGGAATGCCGGCCTGGCTCAGACGCTGCTCAATCAAACGCTGACGCTCAAGCGCCTCTTTGTTTGCCAAGTCGGCGACGTTCTTCGCGTGACTCTCCCTGGTGCATTCTGGGCAAGCAAGCCAGGTGACGCGCGAACCGAGCTCGTACCCAATTGCCTCGTATTCCCCATGGGTCTCGCAATGCCTAACCTGCGTTTTAGTTGATGCGTCCATCGCTTCCAATCCCTTCGCCATAGTTTTTCTGATCAAATCCTGCGTGTCGTGATTGCTGTGGAGGCGGCGATGCGCGGGGCTGCTGGTCTATCCGCAACTTCGCCCAGTCATCGGTGATTGCATTGCGCAAGGCGGCATCCCAGTTGGCGTACACGTAACCCTTGGCTTTTACCTTGTCGATGAACGATTCGAAATGACGCTCAAGGTGCTGCACGCCGTTCTTTTCCGCCCACTCCCTGACCTGATCGGAAATGCAAAAATCGTCCGGCAAAGGAATCGATGCCTCTTTGCGGGTGCGCTTCGGCTTTGCCGGAGCAGGCGCTCGCGCCGTACTGTCTTTCAATCCGGAATCAGGAATCAGTGAATCAGGAATCAGTGAATCAGGGTGTTCTTTAACAGTTAAAGACTTGTCGTCGGACTGTTTGATGACAGTTCCGTCTATGCCTCTTAACTGAATGATGCCAGTGGAATAACCATTCTTTCCACGCACATGAACAGAAAATAGAGCGTCAACACCAGGGAGGTCACTGTCTTTTTCCGTCCCATGAGGCGTTTGGTGCTTAGAAAAGCCAGTGATTTGAATAACTTTCTGCCCGGCAGCTTCGTATCTAGCGATGAAACCGTAGTTGCAAAGTTCGACAAGCATTGCGCCAACATCGGCAGTGCGGTCATACGGCAAAGCCTGGGCAGCAATTCGCTTGGGGCGATCTTCCAAGCGACCCTCACGGTCTGCGAGCATCCATAGGTAGACAAATAACAGTCGCGTCAATGGTTCCAGGTCGGCCAGATCCTCGTTATCCATGATGGCTGGTTTGATATTGCGTGCGCGTGCCATTACGCAGCCTCCTTCTCGGCCCGGGCAGCGAGCAAGTCTTTCAGTTTCAATTGATAAATGCGCTTGATCGTCTTGGCGTCATCGATGGTCAACTTCACTGGTTCGTGATGTCCCTCCAGAAACGACAGGCGATCAGCGCCGATCTTGCCAAGCAGGCGCAGGCGGTACTCAACCACGTTGCCGCCCTTGTGCTGGTTGCACGGCACGCATTGCTTGTGAACGTTGTCTTCGTTAAATCTCAGTGTCGGCATTGATCCAACAGAACGGTAGTGGCCGGCATCGTAGGAGCCTTTATGGAAGCGCCCACAAGAAATGCACGGCTCAGAGATATCGCGCTCACGGATGAAGGTATTGAATGCCGCCTGCGCCTCTCTCAGCCATTCCGAGCGGCTCTTCATTGCTTCCTTGCGTGCACGGTCCTCTGCGCGCCCCTGCTTTGCCGCCTTGGCTTCTTTTGCCAAAGCCTTGTATCGAGCAAGGCTGATTGCGCAGTCAGTGCAGCAGGCGGCCTGCATTGGACGCAGAGGAATGAACATGTCGCCGCAAGCCTTGTTTTTGCACTTACGCGGCTTCAGCGGCTTTGGCTTGAAGGCGGCGGCTTTGGGTGGATTGATGATTTTCATTCGAAGTTATCCAGGATGCTTTTCATCATGGCGCCAGCTTCTTCGGCGTCCAGGTGCTTCCAAAGGAAGGGCGCGATATGCGGGCCATGTAAAGCGGCAATCATTTTGTCGTGGAACTCGCGCATTTCGACCTCTTCCATTTCGGCATAGCTGGTCGATTTAGGCAGCGGGACAATGCCACCCTTGGCGCCAGGCACCCAGTCGACATGCCCGACCTGAATTTTCAGCCAATCGCGGAAGCGTTCAAAATCACTGAAGCGCTCCTGCGCATCAAAGACAGATTGCTCGACCAGCATATGAAATCGGTGAAACGGGCCGCTGCGTGGGTGACGAGTGTCTACTGTGGTGATTTCGCCCGCTTCCAGGCCGAACCATGTGCGCACCACGCGCAGCCAGCGCTTGTTGTGCTGATCATCAATTCCGCGCAGCACTTGAGTGAGAACCTTCTTGCCGATTTCTTTCTCGGCCTCGGTCAACTCAATGCTGTGGTCGCGCATGATCAGGGTCTGGGTCATGCTGCCGCCCAGCAAAAATGGTGCGCGCTCACAACCGTGGCACAATCAAGGATCTGACCCCTATCAACTGTGGAAACGAAAGGAACGCGCATGGAAAACTCAATTGGCTTTGATCGCATTACCATCACTCCTCACAACCATCAGGAAGACGGGATATCTCCCTATATGCGAGTTGATATCCAATTCGAAGAAACTGACCGCATAGGTCAAGAGCTTGTGAATGTGTCGGTTCTGATAAAGGGAAGTCAGAAAGCTCTTTCGGACATTCAAATTGAAGCAATCTCCCGCGCTCAAGCTCTACTTCAACGAGTCGTCGAGTCGCACCGTCAAGGCACTTCACCTTCAATAGAGACGTGGAGCAAGCTGGGTAATCTTGAGTAACTTCAGTTTCAAGGGCTGGCCGGGAAAAATGCAGAGGCATTGCGGCCAGCTCTTCGATCGCAGCAGACAATTTTTGTAGTGCCGCATCGATTGCCCTGCCTTGGCGCAGGATCTCGTCGCGTAATTGAGTACCGGTTTTCATTATTGAGCGTAATACGGCGCGATTGATGTCCATGCCTCGCGCAGTTTCGGAAGACGCGGTTGTGTTGACTCGGCAGCCTTGCGCGCAGCAGCAGCAGCAGCATATTTAAAGGCCACGGCGACCTGGTGCGATGACTCGTTGCGAACCTTTTCGGGAATTCCATTTGTTGACGTCAGGATTTTCCTGATCAACTCTGCAGTTTCGCGCTTATCAGATTCAAGCTGCGCCTCGGATTTCACTTGTGCTTTTGTGACCATTTACTTTCTCCTATTGCTCTTGGCGAATCACGAAACGGTAGGGAGTTTTGCGTCCCCATCCGTCCCAACTTGTCCCAGATCGTCCCGCTCAAATGCAACTACTTCGGGGTGCAAAACGCCGCGATAGCTCTTCAAGACGTGATAACCGAGGTATTTATCTGTCGGCACTCCTTGCATCGCAGCGCGCACCGCAAGGCTGTCAGCCTCATCCTCAGGCAGGTCTACCTGCATTTTTCGTCTACTCATCAATGCGTCCCAGCTTGGGCCACTTCGGCACTGACACTGGATAGCTGGGATGGCAATATCCCTACTGAGCCAAGCAAATGCTGAGCGGCAATACGGGCAAGAGCGGCAGAAATGCTGTTGAGATGATTGATTTCCATGTACAGCAGCAATGCGCTGTAAACAGGGTCGTCAAGTCGTGTCTTGACTTCATTTCGGTAGGCGGTAGGGCGTTTCATGGGTCAACCTCTAAATTATTTTTAATACTTTTTACTGCGACGAGAATGCAAACTCAAAAACTGGTGGAAGTCCTCAATGCGTTACGATTGGAGTTCTCACACAACAATCAACAAAGGGACCTCCATGACCGAATACAACCTAGGTACCGCCACTATCCAATGCCCCTCTTGCGGAAGCACAAAGCTCAGCAAGGGCGACACTCCGGAAACGCAGGATGTAGGTACTTGTCTCGCATGCGGGGATGTCTTCAATCTCAAGGAGGAAGTCAGCAAGATTGGCAATGCGGTCGCGGAATCCATTGCGGACATGCTCAGGAAGGCGCTCAAGTAGCGAATTCAATTCGGCAACCTGCTCATTTAAAACCGACAGATCAGGTTGCACGGTTATGCTGATCGCGCACTTATCACTCATGACTTCCTCTCTGTGGTTGGGCTGGTTGGGTGATGGCAGAATCTCGAACCGACTTCCAATCAGCCTCTGGCAACAAATCTTCATGAACCAGATGGCCTTGAGATTCTCGGACTAGGTTGATGCATAGCGCGGCTTTAAACTCCTGCCCCTTACTAATAGCCTTGCGCAAATAATTCAACGTCGTGCCACAGGCGAGCGCATATGCGATCTGCTGATCGGTAGAAAGGCTATTCAGGTATGAGCGAAGTTTTTCCATATGACTTAAATATACCTATGGGTAAATTTAAAGTCAATACCCACAGGTCATTTACCGATAGGTATATAGCACTCGATAATTTACATATGGACAAATACGAACGTCGACGCTTAAACCTTTTAAAACTCAAAAATGAGTTTTGCGAAGGAATAAATAAAGTGCTCGCAGAAAGAATTGAACGAGACCCTACTTATGTCTCGCGAATGCTCTACCCAGAGGGGAAGCAGGGGAAGAAGCGCATTGCAGACGACCTCATAGAGGTTATTGAGGAAAAATTTAATTTGCCAAGGGGATGGCTGGACTCATCCCCGGCAGAAGAAGGCGGCGCGCACTTGCAAATCACCGAGCAGAACAGTGATGACGACACAATAGTCGTTGTGACAAATGCAATCGCATCTATGGGTCTCGGCCATCCTCAGCCGGAATACGACCAGGTTGTAGATACGATACGCCTCACTCGGTCATGGGTTCATGGGAGTCTCCCAAAGCTCACCTCTGCTGAAAATTTGGCGATACTCACAGCTTATGGCGACTCGATGTCTCCAACATTTTCCGATGGTGACCTGCTGCTTGTTGATAGAGGGGTAAATCAGATCAAGCTCGATGCTGTCTATGTAATTGCCAGAGATGGAGAGCTATTCGTCAAGCGCGTTCGTAGGCGCCTTCAGGATGGTGCTGTTATCATCAAGTCCGACAACCCGCTGTTTGGGCCAGACGATATCATCGAGAATGGCGAGCGGGCGCAACTCGACGTGCTGGGGCGCGTGGTCTGGGCTTGGAGTGGGAAAAGGCTGTAAGTGAGAATTCGGATTACTATTCGAGATTTGCAGGATAACCAAAATCTTTTCTGCTATCATGAGTTTATGAAAAAGTCACCAGAAACAATAATTGCGGAAATTCTCTCGCCCGATCCGTCGGTTGAGCGCGTTCGCACTGCGTTTCGAAATTTCGGCGACAAGATTCTGAAGGCTCAAGAAGTTACCAAAGAGAAAAGAAAAAACTTTGAAAGAGACTTCTCCAATGGCGCAAGAGCCACAAAACACCGATTCAATCCTTGATTTTCTCTACGTCGACTTTAACCGGATAAAGTCATGGATTGCTCAACTCGTTGATGACGGGGTCCAGACAAGCCATAAAAAATTAACAAACTCCAGTGAATCATCAAACGATGAAGTTGGGGGATTTGTAGAGTCTGGCGCAAGGGCATCCGTATTGGTGGCCAAGGCTGGCCTGAAAGCTTCGGCGAACGCAAAATCAAGTTCCAGCGAGAGCTACGCCTCAACTCTTGAAAAGAGCTTTGACGCATCTTGGTCGTTGCCATTAAATTTCTTGGATCTTGTTTCTGAAGCTGGGCTCATTAATCCAAGCATTGAGTCTGCAAGCATTGGCTCGCTCGTGCTAGTTACCGGGTCGCCAGTAGTCATGGATATCAAGTTCCTCCAAGATATTTGGGCGCCAGGCATTGCCTATATGGCAAGCCAGTCGAAGGTCACGCACAAGACTAAGCACGCGCATTCAGAGATGACTAACTTAGGGTCTTTCTTAAAGGTTATGCCACCAGCGCCTCAGATGAAAATCTATGTTGAGAACGGGCCAACCGCATGGGCAACATTGAATAATGAGCACATGATAATTAATACCTCTGCTTTGGCGCTTACACATGGATTCAATATCAGCGGTCAGTGGGGCGTTCTCGCAATTCTGGATGCTACGCCCGACATAGGCATGCCAGCACCTCCCGTACGCTCTTCGAGCGGACTCCTGGGCGGAATGAATGATTTGCTGGTATCCCTCCGCGACACGATGGGTCGCCCCGCAGATGCGTACGGCATTTCTCCGCTAGTCATTTATCGAGAGGTTGAGCGCCTAAAGGCATAGTCAAGTTGCAAATAATTCCAAACAACGAATTATGAAAAAACTACTGCTTGTTGCCTTAGTTGCATCTCTTCCATTTCTGGCATTTGCCAAGAAACCACCAAGCTACGACGAATCCCCGAATGAGGCGCAGCTTGTTGAGCATGGGCATTACACCAACAAAAAAGGGCAAGACGTTCACTCCCCGGCGCACACAAAGGATGGGAAGGCTCCTGCCGGTGCTACGGCGAAATGTCGCGATGGCACCTACAGCTTCAGCAAGTCTCATCGAGGAACTTGCTCCAGGCATGGCGGTGTGGCTGAGTGGATAAAATAGAATGGCAGGATCAATCAAAGGCACTGACGTGAGTTGGTGCCTTTTGTGTTTGTGTGGTCGCATTCTTCTTGGTAGGTTAGCGCAAGATGAAATTGGGTAGGCTGCCGAGAGTGGCCTAAAAAACGCCTCCGCAGGCAGACTGGTGATTGAGCTAGATAGCCTCCTGCACATTTGTGTGGAATACGCAATGTTTTATGGGTGGTTTGTGGATAAGTCCATTGCAATTATCTCGGCTTCAGCCTATATTTTGTATAGCAAATTGAAAAGAGCTTGAGCATGCTAAAAAAGCCACAAACACCTAAGTCAAGGTGGTCGGTCCAGCAGTTAGAAGCATATATTAGGAAGCAATCATCCGATACTCATAAGATCGTTTTTCTACCGCATGCGAAAGCGCAAATGAAAAAGCGGAAGATAACCATGGATTTGGCGCTTGCAACATTGCGAAAAGGAAAGATTAATTTGCAACCGGAGCCTGACTCAAACACGGGCGATCTGAAATGTCGAATGGAATATTTTTGCGCGGGTGAAGATATAAAAATTGTAGTAGCTATCAGCGATGACAACCCTGATTTGGTTGTTGTTACGGCGATTTGACTGCTGCAGATGAAGGAGTAATAAATGCATCACTACACCGACGGCGGCCTACAAAACGTATGGCTAAAAAATGGGTACGTGGAACACGCCACTAAGTATGGCAAGGGTTATTCTTACCATGATCTGGATGGACTAACCCAGGCTATATGCCAGGCTTTAATTAAAAAGAAAAGTAAATTAACAGGCGCGGAATTTCGCTATATCCGGAGCAATATGCATATGTCCCAAAAATCTTTGGGCAAGCTACTGGGCTATACGGAACAAGCTGTTGCCAAATGGGAGAAGTACGGGAAAATTCCCAAGGCAGCTGATGCCCTGATAAGATTAATTTATCAAGCAAAGCATAATGGGAATGAGAAAATAAGCTCGATGATTGACTCCCTGAACTTCATAGAGAATGTAGCGAATACAAAAATTGTCGTATCTGAAGTTAGGCAAAAATGGAGCGCAAAGGTTGAAAAGGCGTCCACGCCCGAATCTTACGAAGACTGTGCTGAATTTGCATAATCCCCTTCCCAGCCGCCTCCGGGCGGTTTTCATTCCGCCCGGCCATTACGGCATCGTAATAGCCGGGTAAATAAATAGCCGCCTCCGGGCGGTTTTTTATTGCCTAGGCCGGACACAGTGCCCAGGCAGAAATCTGGCACCACGCAACCCACAGAAAACTGCCGAAGCTCAGTTCCGGTGCGCACTCGCTTGGCTGTGCAATAAAAAAACCGCCACGAGGGCGGTTTCTATCGAGCCAAGAAACTCTAGGCTGCGTGACGCTGATCGAGTTCGAGTTTGAGTTCGACCTCGACTTTTTGCCGGCCATTTTCAAGGGACTCTTTTTTACTATCGTTTGCCATTTTTGCAATGATGATCTTTATCTCTGAGCCTGCAAAGCGCTTCAATGCCTCGCGCATCAGGGGTTGGTAGCCCATACCGTGAATTTTTGCGATTTGCTTAAATTGCTCAATCAATTCCTTATCCAAGCGTATTGAGATGGCCTGCATCCCTTGTGCTTCGTCAATCTGACGCTGTAACTCCCTAGGGGCCGGTTGCGCATGATCCATATCCTGACCCAAAGCTCCATCTTCCCAGTTCTCGATTGTGCTATCAATCTTTGCTGTGGCGTTCATTTCTTTCTCCATTTGTGCAACTTCAACTACTTCCCTTTTCGTTCATAAATTTCTATTTCGACATCATTCGGTTCGTATGCTGTTTTTATTTGATGCTGTCCATCTTGGTATATAAAAACAATTTTTAATAAGCGCCCTTTATTTGTCTCAGCGACAAACCATAGGGTGGATGGGTCGGTGCGCCTATTTTCCCGATCGTCCACAAGAAATATCCCGCACTGGTTATCAAAACACTCATTGATTTCTTTTGGAGTGACCTTGTGCTTTTCGGATAATTTTTCCAGTACTCCTGGCGAGATGTGCAGTGACCTCATTTGCTCCTTGTGTATATACAGAATATATAGGCCTTGGCCTTCAAATCAAGTGAACTAAGCTCTGATACCGCACTGCCATGGCTTAGTATGGGCCTAATGCTGCCTGAGTCAAGCGAAAAACGATTATATCTGTATATACGTTCTGGCGCAGGAGAGCTTTACTCTGATTTCCCATAGGTGCGCCCGCCCTCTCTTCTTGCCGCTCCCAGCCGCCTCCCTTCGGGGTTGTGGGTGTGGTTTTGTGCGACCTACTCGGCATCCGGCCTCCATATTCAAAATGCAGCTAACTTTCCAATTTGCTTATTCCAATTGAATCTATACCCAGTCTCTTTTATTTACCCATAGGTATTGCATTTATATTTACCCACAGGTATAGTTACTCCATCGACAAAGCAAACGCAGCACCGCCAAGTCACCGCTCATAAACAACTCAGAGAATAAACAGAGGCGATGCCCCGGGGCGATAACCTCCTGCCTCGTGGCGTGTGCGGCAGAAGTAAAAGCACGCGAAATCCGAACTCCCTGACTGTTGGCACAAGGTGCGCAGTGAAGTCATAGCAGCGGTCGAAAGACGCCCATCCGTGGTGGCGGGTAACCACGGAAGTAACAAATTTGAGATTTAGGAGAGGGGGACAGCTTTAGGGCTAGCGGGACGGCGCGAACCGCCCCGCTTTTCCTAGGTAGAGAACCGCTCTATGAGCATCGACAGTAACGCTGTCAGCGCCCATAGATTGATTTCTACCTTCACTACTTTGAATGTCAGCTTGAACATGGCATCGCCCTGTTTTCGCTGGCAGCGCTGCCAACTGGTGAAGGTCGGCATTTATAAAGCGCCGTTGCCTGGCGCTTGCGAATCGCTACCTAGGATTGCTCTTCGCACATGCAATGAACTCCTTGCGGACCTTCATTGCATGCTGGCTGAATTGCTTACAGCCGTTTTGCGCGGCATCTAGCCAAGGGGAATCCTCCCCTGCACTACGACTGTTCGCAATATCACCTTTAGCGGATTACTAGCCCGCAACCGGAGTTAGTCGCTCCGGCCAGGAAAGTATAGCAAAGCTGTTGCCCCCTCCCCTAAGTCCCAACTATCAATGCCCGATAAACCAAGCGCAACCGGAGAAAACCATGATCACCAAGAGCAAACAAGTATGGACAGTTGGCAGCACAGTCAAAATCGGCTTCATCGTCGGCCTGCTGGTTGTGGCTGCCGTGCCAACACCTGGTGACCACGCTCCTGACGCTTACGTGCTGTCGCGAAATAACCAGTTCTATTCGTTCGTGCCACATCAGGGACTGTCGAAGATTGATCTGATTGAGGCTCGCGAAATGATCGCAAGCGCCAAGGTCGAAGCGGACCGTCAGGCCGCTGCCGCAATCGCCAGTGCGCAAGCGTCCATGCGTCACATCGCAGCGATCAATGAACTGATCTTTGCCTGATTTTTGAAGCCTCACAATAGATGGAGAAACAGATGAGCAAGACCCTTTACGGCAGCGCCTTCGCACTCGCAGCAATCATCATTGTGATTCTCGGCTTCGGTTATGGCTGGATCATGAACATCATTGCTCTAGCCCACATGGAATCTGCTTTCAGTGGCTTTGGCGTTTTGCGTGCAGTCGGAATTTTCGTCGCTCCACTTGGCGGCGTTCTCGGCTACCTCTGATTTACAAAACGCTGGCAGAAACCCGGGCCCGGGTGAAAGCGCAAAGCAGGTAGCAGCGTCCTGCAAGCTTTGGCAGACAAACGTCACTTGCTCGCCAGTCGGTGTACGGCAAGTCAGAAACTGCCCGTGACCATTCGAAAGAGTGGCAACACGACTCCAACTTGAAAGATGCGCTCTCCCACGGGGCGCTCGTCGTGGGACGGCATCAGGTTGGAGCCTTGTTGGGGGAATTGCGCAGGCTGATGCGCAAGCGAATGCTGCTGTTGCGCATGGGGTCTTTAGTGACGATGAGCATGTACCAGCAACAAGCCGGAGATCAGTGCCGGCCACCAACAAAACCGGCCATCCAAAGCCGCGAAGTGAGGTAGTTGAGGTACTCGCAATTTGGCGCGGTCAGAAATGACGCTGGAGACGTAACCAGCACCAACACGAAGCCCCACTCGCAGCAGCCGAAGCCTGTTGAAGAAGTCGGGGGAGTGTAAGCCGAGGCGGGCTTCGTGTTGGTGGCCGCATGACTGAATCTGGCTGGTAGCGGTATCAGCCCCCTAAATCAGACGCTCTCAGTTGCTTAGGCACTTATGGGACGGCGATAGGTAGTGGTGAAGGTAGCCCGGCATACCAACTTCAAATTAAACGAAAGAGGGTTGACATGAAAATCGAAATCACACAAGAACGCAGCTTCACCCTTCGCGCTGGTGCCAAGGCTATTCATGGCCTTATCCACGTCAGCGACTGGGAAGGCTTCACCAAGTACCAGGATGCCAAGGGCGGCGCTGTGTTCACTCATGGGGGCAAGTTGGTGCATGCATCCAACGACTTGGCTCACGATCTTGGCTTCGGCGTGGTCGAAGACGGATTTGTGCTGGTGCCGCAAGTCACCCTCCCCGGCGGTACTGTTGTCCCCTCTTTCTACGTTGCTCAGTATGCGGCCAGCAAGGGCGATGACGGCAAGGTGACCATTGATGCAAAACGTAAGCCATGGGTCAACATCAATTTCGCTGACTCGAAGTCCGCTTGCGCAGCATCTGGTTATTCGATGATCACTGAAACTCAGTGGCTGGCCATCGCCTATGACGCATCTCAGCAAGCATCGAACTGGACTGGCGGCAAGGTCGGCGAAGGTTCCATGTTACAGGGCGTGCGCAATGGCGGCAACGCTCTGGCCGGCGACCAAGAGCCGGCGCACACAGAAGAGCGTCGTTGGCTTGTCTTGTCGAACGGCTCCCGCCTCTGTGACTTCAACGGCAACGTGTTCCAGTGGGTATTTGATGACGTGCAAGGCAACGATGCTGGCCTGATCGCAAAGAAAATCACGTTGGAATCACCGTCGATGTCTACTGCACCCTACGCGTCAGAGAAAAAAGGCATGGGCTGGCGCCCTGACGGTGCGCGCGATTGGTCCAGCCGTGCGCTCTTCCGGGGCGGCTGCTGGGGCTCGGAGGACTATGCCGGCGCGTTCAGTCTCGACTACGACTGGCCGGACCACGGGCTCGGCAGCATCGGCTTCCGCTGCACCAAGTCTAGCCCGGGTCTCTAGTCCCTGGTTCCGGGTCGCTGCGTAGCAGTGTCCCGCTCAATGAAGTGAAATTTAAGAGCGCGCCGAAAAGGCGCATGGGCGGAGCTTTGTCAAAAATTTGGAGAGAATACATGAACTGTCGTTATCGATTCGTCTTTGCTGACGGCCGAGTACAAGTGGGCCAGAAGCGCGGCAATCCCAGCGTCATGGAGCGCGCTGCTCGTATGGCTGGCGCACTCGGCGTAACTGTGGTGGTGCTGTGATGCGCGCCATCAAAGTCGGCTTGATCATGAGTGCGGTGTATCTCCTGATCATCGTCAAGCTGTGCGCCGAAAAGATGATTGGCGGTGCGTGATGAATGCGCGCTCCCGTCGAATTGTTCGCCGCTTTAGCCGCGCACTGCTTGCCTACATTGCCCTGTTCGCCCTGGTGTTCTTGTACGGCTACGTGCAGCAGCGTGACGAGAACGCCAACAACCAAGCCGAAGAAAGCATGCTCCGCAAAATCGCCGCTAACCAATGGCGCGAGGTGGACAGCAAATTAACGTACATGACCGGAATGCCGGCAACTAATAACGCAGGAGATTGAAAATGGAAGCCCTTGAAAAGCCAAAAACAGAACTGTCCTTGCCGCAGCGCGCCGCCGTAGCGCTAGGCAGCACCGAGTTGGAAGCGAATCTGATTGCGCTTGCTAAGAAGCACGCCGATATCGTGGCAGTGAAAGACAAGACCGACCGCGCCCAAGTTCACGGCGCTGCAATGACGCTCAAAAACAACCGCACCGCTATAAAGAATACAGGTAAGGCGGCGCGGGAAGATGCGACGGCATTTCAAAAGGCAGTTATCACCGAGGAAAATCGATTGGTCGCAATCATCGAACCCGAAGAGATTCGCTTGCTTGCTTTGCGCGATGAATTTGATGCGGCGGAAGAAGCTGCAAAGCAGGCTAAGATTACCTCCGAGCGTAAGCGCATTGACGGCATCAAGGCCGCTATCGATGCCATTCGCAATATCCCGCTTGCGATGGTCGGCAAGTCATCGGCTGAAATTTCGCAGTGCATCTTTGGGTTAGCAGCTAGGCCGGATTATTCGGACATGGAAGAGTTCGAAGCGGAAGCGATCTCGGTCCGCCTGCAAGTTATCGATCAACTAGCCAAAGCAGAAACCGCGACCCGTGCAATTGAGGGTGAGGCCGAATCGCGGCGGAATGAGGCGGCCCGCATTGCTGCTGAGCAGGCAGAAACAGCGCGGCAGCAGAAGGAAAAGCAGGCCGAGCTTGATCGGGCCACCGCCGCACACTCTGCACGCATGGCAGAAGAAGAGCGCATAGCCACCCTCGCCCGTCAGAAACTAGATGCCAAGGCAGCTGAAGCGCGCCGCATAGCAGATGCTGAGCTGGCCTCACAACGCGCCGAAATGGCAAAGCAGCAGGCAATCATCGACGCCCAGCTACGCGAACAGGAAGCCGCTACCGCCAAAGAGGAGGCCCGACGCAATTCTGAATCAAAAGCCGCTGCCGATGCCGAGGCCAAGCGCTTACAAGACATCGCTGATGAGCAAGAGCGCCAAGATAAGGCTGCAAGGCAGGAGCGCACTCGCATTGAGAGCGCGCAGCACGTCGAACGCGTACATGCCGATATTGTCGCCAACATGGTTGCCAACGGGTTTCATACGAGTGACGCGGATACGCTCATCGATCTGATCTGTGCCGGCAAGGTGCCACACGTAACCATTAACTATTGAGGAAATCATGACTGATACAGTCCTTGAAATGGAAGCGCCAAAAAAGATGCAAGTGGCAGTGCATGCCCCACAACAAACTGCCCTGGCGCTTTCAACAAGCAGCGATTCGCAAACCATGATGCGCCTGATCGAAGCCGCAATGGATAAACCCGACTTCGATATCGCAAAGCTTCAGCAACTTTTAGAGGTTAAAGAGCGCTGGGACGCTAACGAATCGCGCAAAGCATTCACTTCCGCCATGACCGCATTTAAGACTGAGCCGCTGGAGATTTTCAAGCGCAAGGAAGTCAGCTTTGTTACTCAAGGCGGCGGAACAACGTCGTATAAACATGCCGAATTATCGGACGTCACTGCCGCTATTACCCCTGCCATGGCGAAGCATCAGCTCAGCTTTCGCTGGAACGTGCGCCAAGACTCGGGAATCATTTCTGTCGATTGCATCGTAACGCACGTACTCGGTCACTCTGAAATGGTTTCGATGGTCGGTAGCCCTGATGCATCTGGCAAGAAAAACGCTATTCAGCAAGTCGCATCGACAGTGACTTACTTACAGCGCTACACGCTCCTGGCGGCGACTGGGATGTCTACCAAGGGCGAGGATGACGATGGTCGCAGCGCGCAACCAGAGAAAGAAGAAGCCCCAAAACCGGCAATCTCGGGCGCGCGATTCGATGGTGCATTGAAGTCGATTCGCAAAGGCGACTACACCATCAAAGAACTGGTCGGCTATTACGCGCTGACTCCAGACCAACAAACCGTTGTCGATGATCTGAAAAAGGAACTTTCAAAATGATCCGTATCCGTGCCTCATCTCTGCATGAAATCATGGGCAATCCAAAATCCGGCGACGGCCTGTCCATTGCTGCAAAAACGTACCTGTCCGGCATGGCAAAGGAATTTGCCTACGGTTACACAGAGGTAATCAGCAGCAAGTATATGGACAAGGGAATTCAGTGTGAAGACCCCGCAATTGATCTGTACAACATGGTTTTTTTCACGAACTACACCAAGAACAAAATACGCAAGGATAACCAGTGGATTACCGGTGAGTGCGACATTCTCGTTCCTGCCCGCAAGGTCATCGATATCAAGAACGCTTGGTCGCTAGCGAAGTTTCCGGCGACAAACGAAGAAGTCGCAGCTATCGCAAAAAAGTCAGGGTATGACTGGCAAGGCCACTCCTACATGTGGCTGGAGGATGTTGATTTGTTCGAGCTGGCTTACTGCCTCGTATCGACGCCAGAAGACCTTATTAAGTATGAGCAGCAAGAGCTGCACTTTGTTGACCACATCGACCCAACGCTACGCGTGACACGGACGTTCATTGAACGCGACAAAGAAGTAGAAGCAAAAATCAAACACAAGGTAGAGCTGGCGCGCGAGTTTCTTTTGAACTACGCCGCTCAAATCAGCCTTGACCACAAACACGACGAATTTAAGGAGGCTGCATAACATGCACATGATCGGACTCGCCCGCCTGGGCAAAGACAGCGAATTGCGTTCCACCAATGACGGCACGCAAGTTCTCAGTATGGCACTGGCATTCAATTTCGGTCGAAAAGATCAGCAGGGGCAGCGTCCCAGTCAATGGGTCGATGCCGCACTGTTCGGAGACCGCGCTGAGAAGCTTGCACCTTATCTGCTCAAGGGCGTTCAAATTGAAGTGCACTTGTCGGACCCACATATTGAAACCTTCAAACGCCGCGATGGCACTGAAGGGTTCAAATTAGTTGCCATGGTAGGTCCGCTTGAGTTCGCCGCAAACAGCGCACCGCAAGGGCAGCCAAATCAGCAACAGCAGTCTCGGCAACCGGCAGCAGGAGGCCATCGTGCGCCAGCCAGCCGCCCTGCCCCGAATTTCTCGGATATGGACGACGACATCCCGTTTTGAGACCCAGTAATTCCCCGCAGCCGCCGGACTGCAAGCCTGCGATAGCGGGCTCCGGCACAAACATTCAACCGCAGCACAATTAAGGAGAAGATCCATGAATGCAATAACTGAAGCGCAGGTCGATAAAAGAAAAATCGGCATCTACAACAAGTTTGACGTGCGCCGCACAGATGGAAGCGATGAACCAGGCGGCAAGCACCATGGTGACAAACTGTTTGTCTTGAATATCACTACCGACAAATTTGCCGCCACCGCCGCACTTGCCTATGCCAAGGCATGCGCGAAGGAATACCCAGTCCTGGCTGCCGATCTTCGTTCCATGGTTCGCGGCGCACCATTCATGCAAGATACGTTCGTGACAGTTCCTGAAACCATGCTGCCAAATGGTCTCGTCGTTCCAGAGTTTCAGGTAGCAGCCTATCTTACCGGCAAGTCTGAAGATGACGAGCTTGTCATCAATGATCAGGCTACGCCATGGACTGACATCAGTTATTACGACGCGAAGTCCACTGCTACCGATGCCGGTTACCAGCTGATCACTGAAACGCAGTATCTGGCATTGGCGCACAACATCGCCAATCAGGACATCAACTGGACTGGCGGCAAGGTCGGCGAAGGCTCGTTGCTCCAGGGGCTCCGAGATGGCGAACACGACGAAGCACAGCCAGTCAGTGTCGGTCCAGATGAAGGCAACGAGCGCCGTTGGATGCAACTGTCAAATGGCGCGCGCATCTGGGATGTCGCCGGGAACGCATATTCATGGGTGCATGACGACGTCCAGGGCAATGATGAAGGCTTGATCGCAAAACCTTTTGCAGAAGACTCACCTTCGATCACGACCGCCCCCGCGCCATCGATGAAGCAAGGCGTTGGCTGGTATCCATCCGCTGGCTCTGATTGGTCCGGCGATGCGCTCGTCCGGGGCGGCTGCTGGAGCTCGGGGGACCGTGCCGGCGCGTTCCGTCTCGACCTCGTCTGGCCGGACAACGGGAGCGACGGCATCGGCTTCCGCTGCACCAAGTAATAGCTCGGGCATCTGGTTTCCGGTCCCTGGTCACTGCGTAGCGGTGACCAGTTAAAACAACAAAGAAAAATTGCAGACATGAAAATAGATCAAGTACCAACCGCCGAAGAAGTCAGTAAGTTCACAATCAGCTCGTTCAAAGGGATTGATGTTGGACTAGGCAAGGACGACAAGATTGCTGATATCGCGGCAAAGCTGGAAGAACAATACCCGATGCACCTTATCTTGATCCAGGCCGGTAAATTCCTGCATGGATATGACCGCACAGCACATGCGCTCAGTACGCTAAAAAAGTACAAGCTGAAACTGGTTGGCACTTCAGACAATCCGCATATACGCGTTGGCTTCCCGGTCAACAAGTTCAAAAGCCGCCTCTGGTCGATGGTGGAAGAGTTCAAGACACCCTACGTGGTTTCTCTCGGCACGCATGAGGCTGGCCGTGATGTGTACGTTTCAGAGTTTGGCACAGCCGAGGCTTCCATCATGTCCGCAGTCTCACGCGGAATCGTCATGCAGGTCATCAATGATCTGCGCCAGCACGGCGAACTGAATCAGGCCAGCGCCAAGAAGCTGCTGACCAACCCTGAAACGTCCGGCTTCAAGCTGAAGATGCACGCACAGGATCTGGACCAGCATTTGATCATGGACCTAATCAAGATGCCTCGCGACATCCGCGTGACATGGGGCGAGAACGTGCGCGTCTGCATGGCAAGAATCATGCACGGCATTTTCGTCTATGGACTTGAAATCAACAAAACTGGCCTTCTCGTTCGTGTATCTGCCGATATCGATCTGCTGAAGCACTATCTCAGCCAGGCACCGCGTTTAAGCAATCTCAAGTTCGCGTTCGAACATCGAGTTTCCTTAGCCGTTGAGCTTGGCCGGTTACTGGGTGGCGTTATGCGCGCCGCAAAGGAGCCGACATGATCAACAAAGGGGATTCTCTGGAAAGTCCAGCAATGCGCTCATCCGAGGCGGCTACTGGAACTCGGAGGACAATGCCGGCGCGTTCAATCTCAACAACGACTGGCCGGACAACGAGAACGACAACATCGGCTTCCGCTGACCCAAAAATTACACGCTTAGATCGTGGGCATGCCCTCGTAAAGCAATCTATTCTTGGTCGGGAATCTCCTGGGGATACCCCAAAAGCACGGCATCAGGCCACACCGGAAACCGTCGCAGGGCTCACGAGCGCTGCGGCGGGATGCGGTAAGCAATCCGAATTCACGCGCCTGACAAGCCTGAGCAATATGTTCCAGTGCTGGAGCAAGGCAAAAAAGAACAAGTCGCAAAATCTGCGGGTGCAGCGCTTCGGCGATGACCCATTGCGTTACTTGGTCACCATTCAAGCCAAGCTGCGCGACTGGAGCTATAGCTTTGGCCCATACAAGACTTTCACTGTGCGCGAAAAGAAATTCCGGCACGTTGTCGACGCACCGATGAAAGATCGCGTGGTGCACTGGATGCTGTACCAGTACATGTTGCCGATCTGGCAGCCACGATTCATCCACGATACATTCGGCAACCTCCCTGGACGTGGCACACACGCCGCCGTACAGCGTTTGGCTGACTTCACTCGGGCGGCCGGCACAAGCTGGGTGCTGCAGTTGGATATCTCGAAGTATTTTTATTCGGTCAATCATGCGATTCTCAAGGCGCGTGTATTGCGATTCATCGGTGATACCAGTCTGCGCCGGTTGATCATCAGCCTGATTGATTCATTCCAAACAGACGCTCAGTTTGACGAGCTCTTCGCTCCTGACAGCATGTACCGCACCACGGCCGCCAAAGGCATGCCGATTGGCAATCTGTCATCGCAGCTCTTCGCAAATATTTTCCTCAATGACTTTGACCACTGGGTGAAGGAAGTGCTGCAAATCCGCCATTACATTCGATATGTAGATGACATGGCTATCTTGGGTGACTCCCGCGCCGATCTGCTCCGCATTGGCGAACAGATCGTACAAAAGCTTGCTGCCGATGGTTTGACGATTCACCCTTTCAAGATTCGTCTGGCGCCGACCGCCGCTGGCGTGCCGTTCCTCGGATATGTCGTGCATCCAAACCACATTTCAGCCGGCAAGTATGTACGCAGCCGGTATCACTACCGCCTGCGACAGCACGAAACAGGCGGCTACGACCGCACCGAGGCGCTTGCCTCTTATCAAGCCATGTTTGCCCATACGGGCGCCACCTACTAAGGATAGATGATGTTAAAAAATGCCACGATTTACCGCTTGTCTGCACCATGGGCTATGACCGCTGAAGCACTGGAATCGCTGCTGGTGCCGCAACGATTCGCCCCGCTGTCGAGCCTTGAAATGAAGTCTCAGGGCTGGGCGCCGGTTCGCGAGCATGGCACCCTAGTGCATGTAGTCAATCATCAGATTCTGCTGAGCTTACAAACTGAGTCCAAGATTCTGCCTGCCAAGGTCATCAATAAAGTGGTCAAGGAGCGCGCCATAGAACTGGAAGAGCAGCAAGGCTTTCCGCCTGGTCGCAAGCAGACCAAGGAACTGAAGGAGCAGATCACAGACGAACTATTGCCGCGTGCGTTGAGCAAAGTCGCATCGATGTTCACTTGGATTGACCCGGTGAACGGCTGGCTGGTATGCGATGCCAGCGCCACTGCCCGCGCAGAGGATGCGCTCAAGCTGATGCTCAAGGCAATCCCAAAGTTCCCGCTGGAAACGCTGCGCACCGTCCGCTCTCCCCTAGCTGCGATGACAGACTGGCTTGCCAGTGACGAAGCGCCAGCAGGCTTCACTATCGATCAGGATGCGGAGTTACAGGCCAGCGGCGACAGCAAGGCAACGGTTCGCTTCGTGCGCCACACGCTGGACCCGGACGACGTGCGCCGCCATATCGAGTCTGGCAAGCAATGCACGCGCCTGGCGATGACCTGGAGCGACCGCATTTCGTTCACGCTGACCGAGGGCGGAGTCATCAAGGGTATCAAGCTGCTGGATGTGCTCAAGGAGGATAGCGACGGATCGAGCAAAAACGAGGATGAGCGCTTTGATGGCGACTTCATGCTGATGACTGGCGAGCTCAATAAGTTGCTGGGCGATTTGGTAGCGGCGCTGGGCGGCTTTATTGTTGAGGGCGCTGAGCCAGTCCACGGCACTCCCTCAGTAGCGGCGCAGTCACCAGAGAGCGAGCTGCCTGATGACGAACTGTATGACCAGGCCGTCGCAGTGGTGCTCAAGAATCGGCGCGTCTCAATCTCACTTGTGCAGCGGCATTTGCGGATCGGCTACAACCGTGCCGCCCGTTTGCTGGAACAAATGGAGGTCAACGGCGCGGTTTCGGCGATGCAATCGAATGGCAATCGCACCATCTTGGCCGTATGACCATCACATATGGCTCTGTCTGTAGCGGCATTGAGGCGGCTAGCGTCGCAGTGCATCCGTTTGGCTGGAAGGCTGTATGGCTCGCTGAGATCGAGCCGTTCCCGTCTGCCGTGCTGGCGCATCACTACCCAGATGTGCCGAACCTTGGCGACATGACCAAAATTGCTGACCGCATCCGCACTGGTGAGGTTGCCGCCCCAGACGTTCTTGTGGGTGGAACTCCCTGCCAAGCGTATTCAGTCGCTGGCCTGCGCGCTGGAATGTCCGACCCTCGCGGGGCCTTAACTATGTCTTTTGTGGAGCTTTCAGATGAAATTGATGCAGCTCGATCTATTCGAGGCCTTGCCCCTTGCGTTATCTGGTGGGAAAACGTACCAGGAGTCCTCAGCTCCAAGGATAACGCCTTCGGTTGTTTCCTTGCGGGACTTGCCGGCGAAGATTGTGAATTGCAGCCGCCAGGGGGCAAATGGCCGAACGCTGGTTGTGTCGTTGGCCCCAAAAGAACAGTCGCGTGGAGGGTCTTTGATGCCCAATATTTCGGAGTGGCCCAACGACGCCGCCGTGTGTTCGTTGTCGCAAGTGCTAGAAAAGACTTTGATCCCGTCTCAATACTTTTTGAGTTCGAAGGCGTGCGCCGGGATTCTGCGCCGAGCCGAGAAGCGGGGGAAAGCACTTCCCATCCAATTGCTGGTTGCCTTACAAGTAGTCGCCTTCAACGGATCGGCGACCCGACAGGGCAGGACCCAGTAGTCGCCGTCGTGAGCGCCGGCGAAACGGAAACGTTGCTTGTCCAGAGCATTGCCGGTGCACTACAGGCCAGCGGTAAGGCCGCCGGCAGCGCAACACAACAGGATGCAGAAAACGGCATGTTGGTACCTCTGTCTGTTGCCCTCCGTGGCCGTGAGGGTGGCGCAACCGCTGAGTTAGGTGACGAAGTCGCTGGGTGCCTTCGCGCAAGCGGAGGGGGCGGAGACAAAGCGCATGTTCTGGCGCCTATCGCATTTGACTGCAAAGCATCCGGCCAATCCGGCTTCGGTGTTGGTGAAATCGCCAGCACCATGCGCTCGATGAACAGCGCAACATCGCACGCCAACGGCGGTGGGCATCTTGCCGTGTGCGTGACCGGCGAGATCTCGCACACCTTAAAGGCCGATGGATTTGACGCCAGCGAAGACGGTACTGGGCGCGGTCAGCCGATTGTTGCTGCATTCATGGAAAACCAGCGTGGTGAAGTCAGAGTATCCGAAGCTACTGATGCATTGACTCGTGGAGGTGGCAAGCCAGGTCAGGGCTATGCGGCTGCGATGGTTGGCATGGCTGTTCGCCGGCTGACTCCTCGCGAGTGCGAGCGCCTGCAATCGTTTCCAGATGACTACACGCAGATTCCATTCAGATCACGGAAGAAGATCGAGGCGAGCACATTGCTGTACCTGCGATTGACGCATCCGGAGCTCAGCATGGACGAAGCTAGGCAACTTGCCGCTGACGGGCCCAGATATAAAGCACTCGGCAACTCAATGTGCGTTTTCAATATGCGTTGGATTGGACGCCGAATTGATGCTGCACTTCGTAAAAACCAAATTGTGAGGGCAGCATGAGCAAAGAAAAAACAGCAGCGCACTACGTAGAGCAAGCGGCTATCAAGGATCAGATTGTAGAGTGGTCAGAGCAGATTGCGCTTAAGGTAGCGAAGAATGCTGGGGTTGCTCCGCAGTTGTGCTTCCCCCATATCTACCTTGGCCTGTCCGACATTCTTCTATCTCAGGCAGCCGCGCCGCAGGTGCCAGCGCAGGCCGACAGCGCAGCAGAACGCCAAGCCGGATATCTGGAAGGGCTGGAGGCGGCGGCGAATTGGATTGAATACGATGAAAGTGACACTGGCGCAAATTTTGCTGCGAGTATCCGCGCCCTGAAATCCGAGGTGAGCAAATGAGCAAACCATTTAACGTTGATGTAGAAACAGACATTAACAAGCGTTGGGAGTCTGGAGCCGAACATCATCCAAAAAGTGTGGAACTATTCAAAGCGTTAAGCAAAATTGATTACGACCACTGCGATGATTATTTCTGCTGGAAATCCGGGGGCGATGGAGATAACGGAGAAACGTTCATGTATCAGCTTGATATTTACTTTGAACGGCTTGAAGCCCTCCAATCGCAAGAGGTGAAATCATGAGCTTGGGTGAATTCATCAAAAAACGACGTAAAGCAAAGAAGCTCACGCTACAGCAAGTAGCTGCTATGGCTGGCACTAGCAAATCATACATCTGGGAGCTTGAAAACGGACGCACACCGAATCCCGGATTCTTAAACTGCATCTATATCGCGTTTGCAGTTGGCGCAAGCATGGATGAGATGGCAATAGCCGCTTGCGATGGCGTGAGAGACGCGAAGCTTGGACTTGGGAAAAACAAGAGGTGAAATCGTGAAAGAACTGAACATTGAACAAGAGCGCCGCGAGTTTGTTGCCGCCGCTGAAATTGAATTTCGCAATGATGAGTCATTCACCAAGCGCGACTTTGCCGTCGGCTTGCGTACATGGCTTGCCGCCAAGCGGTCTATGGGTGGCGCGGAGGTGGCGGGCAATGATGAGCTTGAGGCTACAGCTAAATATCTTAGCGAAGTCCAGAGTGGATTAGAACGTGCATGTCGCGCAGAGGATGCGCTTTGCTCCCTGGTTCGGCAGATTCAAAGAACAAGCCCAGTTGATGATCATGGACATGATTTCAAGATGAATACTGCATATCTTAGCGCAGTGCATTTAATTGATGAGGCATTGGAGAAAACAAAGTGACTGATGAATTAATCACCAAGGATGGGGGTAGATATAACGTCCTTCGCCGCTGGCACCCGAGGTTGGAAATAAGATACTGGACTGGTCAATGGTGGGAACCGCTTTATGGTGAAAAGTTGGATAAGTGCATTGATGATCTAGAAAAAGTTTCGCAACAAACTATGCATCAAGTCCCATTAAATCAGAACGATACAACTGATGAAGAGACTCTCGTCGCCCCGCTATCGCCTGCAAGTGCGGAGCCGGCGCAAAAGGAACTGGAGAGCATGACGCGGATGTTCAATGCTGCATGCGTCGATCTTGGTCTGATCAATGAAGCTCTCGGCCTCGATCCTGATGACGGCGGTGCGGAGCCGATCCTTAGCGCCATCGAAGAACTAAAGAGCGAGCGCGACAAATGGGTGGATGCTCAATACGCCGCTCCGCCATACACAGATGCGAAGGACCGTGAGCGGCTGGATTTCATGTTTGCCAACGATGCGTTTCTGAGCCGAAGCACCGCTGACGCTGGCGTAGTCGTCTACCAGCTAATGGCGCAAGACGAGGACGAGGAATACACCGAATTGTCGGGAGCGCACGTATTCTTTCCATCGCCACGCGCAGCCATCGACGCAGCTATCGCAGCAAAGGAGGCGGCAAAGTGATCAAACTAATTGAAGCTGCTGAAGTCAAGCGCGACGACGACGGATACTGGTATCACCCTGATGAGCCGGATTTTGACGAAGACATCCAAAAATATAACGCTTGGCTCGAAGAACAAGGCCTGGAAATTCGCTACAAATCACTGGAAGATGAGGGCGAAAGTCATCCGGCGCATGCGCGTTACTGGCCCGATAATTGGGAGGATGGCAGCCCGAATGTTAGCGACTGGCATCCAGATCAGCCTGCTGGTGATGGTTGGTTTACTCTATCAATTCACGATACCGAAGATGGCCCGGTTTGGGTGTGGGTGCGCCGCAAGGCTGATTTCAAGGATGCATCATGAGCCAGTTACCAGAGTTGCCGCCCTGCCCGTTCTGCGGAGCAGTCCTTGCAGAGAAAGCGCCTAAATCAAAGTACTTCATTCATCCAGGCAACGATTGTCTTCTTTCGCACTACGAATTCGATATGAACGGGAATCCTGATATTGCTCGGCAGTGGAATGTCCGCGCTATTGCCAGCGCGAGGCGGGAGCCGCTGGGCATAGGGAAAGTGCGCGAGATTGAGAGAAATCATGTCTACGCACGCACGGCTACGCTTATTGACTTTACCCGTGCTATCGAAGCTGAACACGGCATTACCGGTGAGCCTAAACACCAGCAGGATGGACCGGAAAGCCGCGCCAGTGCTGATACCCAGGGTGTGCATAAGGTTCAAGAAAGCCTGCCATCGGCATTACCGATACCAGCCCCAGAACAGAAGTGGTTGCCGATTGAAACAGCGCCGAAGGATGAGCGCAAGCCATTCCTTGTACTGCTGCCGGGTAATGACGCGGCTGATTATCTAGTGCTTCAGGTATCGGCGTTCGAAGGCAATATGTACCCGGACCACCTGGGCGGATCGATTGATTATGGGGATCGAGTAACTAATGCCGTGGGCTGGATGCCACTACCGCCGCCGCCAGTTGGAAAGGAGTCTTTGACTGGCGAACCTTCAATAAAAAATACTGGAAAATAAAATGACGTTTGAAATCATCGACAGCACCGGCCTGCCAATCAAAGCTTGGACTCGCGGCGTACAGGTAGAGGAAGCGGCAAAGCAGCAATTGCGCAATCTAGCCTCCCTACCATTCATTCACAAGCACGTTGCGGCCATGCCGGACGTTCATTGGGGCATGGGCGCGACGGTCGGCAGTGTGATCGCCACCAAGGGTGCAATCATCCCGGCTGCGGTCGGTGTCGATATCGGCTGCGGCATGGCTGCGCAGCGCACAACTTTGGTAGCGTCAGACCTGCCGGACAACCTAGGGCCATTGCGTAGCGCTATCGAGGCAGCGATTCCGCATGGCCGAACAAACAATGGTATGCCTGGCGACCGAGGCGCATGGGGTGATGTACCAGAATCGCACTACGCGGCCATCGGCAGCCACCTTGAAGCGCTGAAGGTCATTACGACCAAACACCCGAAACTGGAACGCGCCGCTCGCCGCGCAGAACACCATGCCGGCACCTTGGGCACTGGTAATCACTTCGTTGAAATCTGCCTCGATGAAGAGCAGCGCGTCTGGATCATGCTTCACTCAGGCTCACGTGGCATGGGCAACGCTATCGGAAGCTACTTCATAGAAGCGGCCAAGAAGGATATGGAGCGCTGGTTTATCAACCTGCCGGACAAGGATCTAGCCTATTTCCCACAAGGATCGAACATGTTTGATGACTATTTTGAGGCCGTCGGCTGGGCGCAGGGGTTCGCCCGGACTAATCGGGAACTGATGATGGTAGCTGCCCTGCGCGCCCTTCATGCCGCCGTGCCGAAGCAGTTCCAATGTGACTGCGAGGCGGTGAACTGCCACCACAATTACGTGACCTGGGAGAAACATTTCGGCGATAACGTCATGGTCACCCGCAAGGGTGCTGTTGACGCGCACGAGGGAAAGCTCGGAATCATCCCCGGCAGCATGGGGGCCAAGTCATTTATCGTGCGCGGCAAGGGCGAGCGCGAGGCATTTTGCTCATGCTCCCACGGTGCCGGACGATCAATGTCCCGAGCAGAGGCAAAACGGCGATTCACCATCGATGACCACATTGCTGCTACAGCCGGCGTTGAGTGTCGCAAGGACGAGGATGTGATTGATGAGACACCGGCCGCCTACAAAGACATTGATGCCGTAATGGCCGCGCAATCTGACCTGGTGGATGTTGTGCACACGCTGAAACAGGTTTTGTGCGTGAAGGGATAGACATGGCCAAGCCACCACGCAGAAATGAGCGCCGCAAGGCGCGGGAACAAAAGAGAACGCCGGGAGGACGATAATGGGAATGAAGGAAGGCCGGCGCGTGCCGGCAAAGGAAGCTGCTGCAATACTTGGCGTTCCGGAGCATTTGATTAGCCGCCTGGACCCACATTGCGAGGTGATAAAGCGTTTCAAGCTAACTCGAAAAACACATGTCTATGACATCGAATCACTCTATCTTTACCTAGAATCATGCCAATCGAAACCATTACAAAGGCCGGAAAAAAGAGATATCGCTGGACGTTCAATCGCATCATTTCGGGCCAGCGTATCCGCCAAACCAAGCTTCTCCCTGTTGGAATTTCTGCCGCAGAAGCGGATGGCCTAGCGCGGCGGTGGGAGTCTGAACTGTATGCAATCACAAGCGGAGAAAGAAAGGCAGTCGTCACCATTGGCGACTGCGTCCACAAACATGTGGCGGACAAAAAAGGAAGCTGGAAGGATGGGACGAAGCGCATTTTGATTTTGCAGAAATGGCGCGAGGAATACGCGGAGCAAAATGCGGAAGACCTGCACGACTGGTCCATCAAGTTCGTTGGCTATATGCGCGCCGGGCTTGACCGGCTTGGCCGCAAGAAACAGCCACTAACTGACGGATCAATCCGCAATATCCTTGCCTACATTCGCGCAGCTATCAAATACGCATGCAAAGTTGGCATGATTGACATCGATCAGACTTCGCGCATGACAATTCCGCCAGTTCGGAATCAGCGCCATCATTACCCGTTGCGTAAAGAAATGATTCTGATTGCCAGGGCTTGCCGAGATAGGCAAGTACGCGCAGGAATCCGGGTCGCATTTTATTCCGGCATGCGAAAGTCAGAAATATTGCGAGCAAGAGTGACGCGGAAGGGATTTGTGCTCGACGACACAAAGAACGGGAGGCCTCGTATCATTCCAATTCATCCACGCATTGCTGTGGTCGCCCGGAAAATAAAATTCACTATTGGCGTCAATGCCTTTACCAATGAGTGGGAGATGGCAAGGAAGATTGCGGGATTCCCAATGACGCACTTCCATGACTTGCGTCATGGTGCGGCGTCGGAGATGATTAATGCCGGTATTGACCTCTTTACGGTCGGCGGCGTTCTTGGACATGTGTCCATTGTTTCCACCCAGCGGTACAGCCATTTGGTTACCGAGCGACTGGCTGATGCAGTCGGCAAGATCGGTATAAAGCAGAAGAAATAGGGGTGTGCATTTTTCTGCCATTCAACACCATTCACTGTATTTATTCACAGTATAAAAACAGGCCCGAAACCCGCCATTTACCGTTATGGAGAGATCTAAAGCCTGTTGGTAAACACAGTGGGAAAGTACTTAAAATCCGCCGCTTACCCGAGAGGGGGCGTACCGGTTCAAGTCCGGTCTCAGGCACCAGCAAAGGCTTTCAGGCCGATTTTACAAAATAAAAAAGCCAAAAATTAAAATGGCAGTGTGCATTTTTCTGCCATTGCCATATTTTCCCGCAGAATTATCTACGGAAGCCAGTGCGAGCCGCCGAACACCCGCACCCCGGCCCACATGAGCCAGCGCCTCGGCATAAAGCCCGCAAGAGTGATCCCTCAGCGACTCTAGGCAGTCATCTGCTGGCGCCGCATCCAATGCAATCCACGGCTCGGTGTGCTGCCAATCCAGA